AGCGTCTGCGTGTCGGTAGTACCCACCACCGCACCGGCTGGGTTGCCAAGGCCACCAGCGGGAAAGGTTACGCCAGCGGTTCCGGAAATCGTTGTGGTCATGATTAAACCGTCCTATACCAAGTAGTGTTAGAAGCGCGGTAGATATACACAGCACCGCCGCCAGCCGCCAAAGTAGTAACGGCAGAGACAATGGACTGCCCCGTGTTTGCGCTAACCGTCAGCGCGGTAATGATCTGGCTAGAACTAAACCTGATCGTCATACCATCGCTGGGGGCAGCAGGCATAGTGATCGTACCCGTAGCCAGCGTACCGGCGGGGTTAATCACCAGCACTTGCGTACCAGCAGCAAAGGTGTAGCTAAAGGCAGTCGTTAAGACTTGGTAGTCGTAGGCTTGGATAAGCCCGTTCGTGCCGTTGATGGAGATGGTCATTGCTTACACCTTTGGATATTTATCTTTAACCGCCAAGCAGTCAGCTATGTACTTGTCAATCTGCGCCTGATCTGCCTTTACCACCCCGTCAAGGTAGTCGGTGTAAGGTGGATACTCAGCAGCACGTTTCTGTGCGTAAGTGACCTCAACCTGTGGGCGTAGTGCTTCAGCTTCCTCGTCCGTAATCTGAACAGAACCTTCTGGCAGCAGATGCGCGTAGGCATTGTCATCAAGAAAGTGCAAGGAGTTGTCTGGGGCTTTGTAGTGGCTCATTAACGTATCTCCGTCCATTTTTGAAGTGTAGTGCTTGTAATTGAATACGATTGTCCTGCTGGCACTACAAATGACACAGGAGCCGTAATAGAACCTACAGACACTCCACCAATCATCAACGTGCAGGTAGCAAAAGCTGTAGAAACGTAATTAACGAATATGGGCTTTCCAGTGGTGTTGTAGTACGTTGTTCCAACGGCGCGGCTTGCGGATACATCTTGGAACGTTTGCCCATACCCCAATGAACTCATAGCCGCTAAAGCCTGACCACCGTAGCCTTGAATAGTGCTTGGTGCAGTAGCCCAAGTACCGGCAGTGGCCTGCGTGGATTGGATAAACCCAACGACACGGAACGGCAATGATGTACGGGCTGTGGTGGAGTAGACAACGGTTGCGCTATCAGCAGCACCAGCCCCGCCTTCAGCCGTAGTGCTAATCAGAGTTGTCTCATCAAGGTTAGTGCCACCAGAAATGTTGACCACTGCCAGTTCAACAGTGCCAGCGTTATCAAGGGCTAGGACAACAATGCGCGACTGCTGCGCGGACACCGTACCCAAGGTAGAGCCGCTGGATACAACCACCGAGATTGCCGAACCTACTGTGCGCGTGTTAACCGTACCATCGGTTAGCGTAGAACTGCGAAAGTCCAAGGCGCAAGGGTTGAGCGTTACCGTCAGGGCGCTAGAGGCTACCGAAGCAGTAACGGAATAAATCTGTGGGTAAGCACCCAGCACACCGCTTGCATCAGGCAGCGTCAGCGTCCGATTGGTAGCCGTAATAGGCGCGGCAATGGAGAGCGTACCCGCCCCGCTGCCGCTGCTTTGAATTGCTATAGCGCTCATGTTATTCCTTTAAACCACTGTCCAGGTGGAGCCGGTAGATACAGTGACCGTAATACCCGTGTTAACAGATACTGGGCCAGCAGACAATCCGTTGTTACCCGTTGCTATGGTGTAGCTGGTTGCAATGGTGTTGGCATTAATATGAATTCCGTTGGTGGAGATATGCGCTGTAGCAGTCAACTCACCCGTGCTCGGCTTGTACAGTAATTTAGCATCGCCGGTGTAGATCGTTGTAGGAGTGCCAGATGTTGCACCAGCGAACAATGGGTAAACATTGGTTGCCGTAGTTGTGTCGTTGGTAATCGTTGCGCCCATCGCTGGGATGTCAGCCGTTGTCAGAGCACGGAAGGTAGGAGCCGCACCAGCGCCAGAGGATGGTCCAGCAAAGATCGCGTTTGCTGCTTGCGTTGTCAGCGTTCCTGTAAGCGTCCCGCTGGTGGTAACCGGCGAACCAGTAACCGCAATAATTGATGGCAATGACAAAGCAACCGAGGTAACATAAGACAACGCAGGGATGTCTGCGGTGGTCAGAGCGCGAAATGTTGGAACTCCAGCAGACCCGCTAGGTGCTGCCAAAACAAAGTTAGCTGTCTTACTAGCGTAAGGATTGAGCGTGTCGCCGTACCCCGCCGCAAGACTAATTGCCGGTGTTGTTCCCCCAGAGGACACCACGGGGCTTGTGCCTGTTACGGAAGTAACACCACCAGGTGAGCCGTTTGCAGCCGCAGTAATCAGCCCTTTAGCATTAACCGTGATGTTGGCATTCGTAAACGCGCCCACATTGCTGTTAACAGTTGCAAGCGTTGAAGCGTTACCAACAGAGGTCACATCGCCAGTTAAATTAGCGTTGGTTGTAACATTGCTGGAGGTAAATGCTGTAGCCGTTCCCGTTATGTTTGTACCAACTAACGCTGATGGTGTTCCCAAGTCAGGGGTTACAAGAACTGGTGAGTTTGACAACACAACATTGGTTGTACCTGTGCTGGTAGTAACACCCGTACCGCCGTTAGCTACCGGCAATGCTGTGCCAGACAGACTAATTGCCAATGTGCCGCTAGTGGTAATGGGCGAACCCGCAACAGACAAAAACGCCGGTACAGTTGCTGCTACAGAGGTGACAGTGCCTGATCCGCTTGCTACTGTGACCGTTACATCATCGCCTGATGTCGTTGCCGTAATGCCTGCACCAACAAAATTAATGCTCTTAACACCACTGGTAATTGTTGTTCCTTCCTCCTTTACAGCCACCGCCCCGTTGGTGGACATGGTACTGATAACTTTGATTTTCTCGGCAATATCCTGAGAAACAACCTCACCAACATTTAACACCCTGCCATCAGACAGAGTAATAATTAATGAACCATCAAAGTCAATATGAGCATCGCTGATAGAAATGCCATCCTCACCATCGCGCCCGTTAGTGCCATCCTGACCTCTCTGGCCTTGAGCACCGGCAGAACCATCACGCCCTGGCCTGCCATCCTTGCCGTTACGCCCGTCCTGTCCGTTCTTTCCATCCTTACCGTCCTTAATGGACGCTACCCGCTTATCAAGCGCCTTGCCAGTTTCATCGTACCTGGCTTTAATGTCCGCTTCTAGTTTCTTGAGCGTTTCAACTACGACTTGAACATTCTCGCCAATCTTGCGCTTTTGCACATCTTTGGCCTGCGCTAATGATGCCTTAATACCGTCCAAAACAGCGGTTTGCTGCTCTGGACTCATGTTCTGAAGTATCAGTTGCTTGGCAAGGCTTTCAACGTCCATTACTCAACTCCCTTGTCAACTGATCTAGGAAATCTTCTTCCATACCAGCGACCTTATTGTTCTTCTCTGCCATTTGCAGTTCAACAATCTTGGATTTGTTTTTGATGTCGGCCTCTTTCAACATCAACTCAGCAATCTTCACCCGCTTATCAAACTCGTTAGACTCATTGCCTTGAGGTAGATTCTTGGTGCTCGATGCAATGATCTTGGCCTGCATCTCCTGCGGCATCAACTGGGTTTCTGTCATCAGTTTGGCAGCCTCGGCCCGATTCTGCTCGGCCTGCGTAGTGCTAACAGCAATCTGCGCCTGCGCCGCTTGCATAGCCAATTGCTGCTGCATATCCTGCATCTGCTTGGCCTCTGGATTGGGCTGGCTCATCTGATCCAATGCCGCCATCAACTCGTACCTATTAGTCAGGCTCGAATTGTTCAAGATGCCTTTAAGAATCAGCGGTAGCACCGGCGTATTTGGCCCCAGTGTCTGCAACAAGCCAATGAACTGCTGCTGCTCGTACTCACGGGCAATGATGCCCAAGGTAGCGGTAGGAATGAAGCGCATATCCACGCTCGGATAACGCTCTGGATCAAACTGCATATACCTAAAGGCAGCCTTTTGGATAAACGGAATCAGGAAATCCTCTTGAAAGTTAACCAGCGTCCGCTTGTACTTCTTGATAATCGTAGCCACCGCCATCGACATCCCAGCACCATCGCGGTTGCCATTGCTGACCATGCCCTGGCTATCCAGCGTACCAGTGGCCTGCAGCAGCATCCGTTCAAACTCTTTTGCCGTGTTGATGTTGTTCAAACTTGTCTCGCCAAACTTGAACGGGTACAAAATCTCGGCAGGGTTGCCGTTGACCATGAACGCCTTGCCAGGCTTGACTTCAAACTTTGCACCGCGAGGCAATCTGGTTGCATCCATCCCCATCATGGGGCTGGTGGTCAACGCCAACGAATCCAAATGGCTACGCACTTGCGCGTCAATCGCCTTTTGCATGTTGTACGACTTCTCCACCGTACCCCTACCCAGCAAACGGTTAGGAACAGTGTCGTCCTGGTAGCTGATGATGGGACGGTCCTTCATCATGTACGGATTCTCTTCAGCCTTGAGCAATAACCCGTCATTGGCAATGACAACAATGGCCTCCACCAAATTGCTGTACTCATCGGCGACCGAATCCTCGGGGAACAAGTCCTCGACCTCTTCCTCTTGCGCCGCCTTTAGGTACTCCCGTGGAACTAGCCCGTAGTACGTCAACAAAAGCACCTTCTCATCCCGATACTGACTCAATTCCTGCGTAGGCTCAAGGTCAGTGTCCTCATAAGTGGTGGTAATGTTCACCTTGCGGTAGATACCCTTCTCGATTCCCTCGACAATCTTGTGGATGGAGACATACTTCTCAATTGCCACGCCCATGCAGTCATCAATGCTCGTCCCATTGGGATCAAACAAGAAATTCTTAGGGTTGACAGGCACAATCTTGACCGCAATCCGGTCTTTTTCCACTACCCCGATAGCCGCTTGTATCGGCTGGCCTGGAATGGGCTTGGTAGCAGGCTCAAATATCTTCTCGGTCTTAACAATGATCTCGCCAATGCCAGTTCCGTAGATTTCAGCCATCAATTCGATCTGGTCAATGGATTTCCTGATCTTGTCCTGCTTGAAATCCTCCATCAACTGCGCCTTGAGCGCCTCAACGTCCAAAGGATTCCCGTCTACATCCTTCAAATCGTCCTTGATGTCAAAGAAATCACCCTGACCAAAGATCGCCTCCATAATCTCAGCGTGTCGAGTCTCAACGGCCTGCTGGGTTGCCGGTGTAACAATCCTCGAACGCTCGGAATCGCGGGTTTTGTCCTCCGCAGCCCACTCGCATCGGAATATGCGCTCGTATTCCAGATAACTATCCAAAAAATTGGTGTTGCGGTAGTCGCGCCAACGGTCACAGTGGTCAACAACAAAAGCAGTTAACTCTTTGTCGTTCTCTGTAGGCTCGTCAAACTCGCTTGATTTTAAAATGTCCATGATTTACCTTATCGAATACCCCAAAGGGTCTGTATACATGGGGTTGCTGGGGTAGTCTAACTCATTGGCGCCAATGTATTTGCCGCTATTGCTAAACGCTTTTGTGTATGGCGTTTGCTGCAAATTTGCTTCCTGCATTGCGCTTTGAACTGCTGGCCTACCTTGAGAAAAAATACGCTCTTTTTCTTGCAAAGCCAAATCTTTAATCATTTTTGCTTGCCTTGCGCTTTGAATAGCATCACGTTCAGCTTTTGGGATAGATAATGCCATTTTTTCTAATGCGCCTAACTCATTAGAAAAATCATCACCTACGTTATACACAAATTGATTTTCTTTTGGCCCTTTACTGTGACCAGAGAATCTAAATGGTGACTCAAATTTTGCCCCAGTAATTGGGTCTAAAACAGTTACATACGAACTTGGGCCAGCTTTACTACCACTATGCTCTACAGAAGCAGACAACCCCATTTCTTTTGCTTTGGCCGCAAAATTTTCCGCATGATTTTTAATTAAATTAGCTTGCTCTGTTCTCGTTAATCCAGATGGTATTGACATTAATAGAGATTTACTAACAGGCAATGCAGCCCGTTGCTGGGCAAGGTCTAAGGCGGCTTGTTGTGGGTAGGGTGATTGTCTTGGCAAAATTTCAAATGCTGGATTTTTAGCACCAGCACCATAAACTGAACCATCCTCCAAACTTCCCTTTGTCATGTCCCTCAACTCATAATCTTTTTTTCCAAGAGACTTGTAAACATTGACTGCTGGTTTTTCCACTGTGGAATCACTAAAAACCCTTAGACCTCTAGCTTGAGCGTCATCAATAAGTGATTGATAAAGCTCTTTGCCCTTTCCCATTCCTCGACTTTCCTTTTCAACTTCAGCATAATTGATTTGCAAATATGGCTTGTCTGAAAATTTATCCGCAGGACGTATTGTTCCTCCAACTTGCCCAAATTCAGATTTGGCAGACAAAAAGTTGCTTAAATTATTTAGACTGACATCAATGTTCTTTTTACTAACATCCTTAATCCCCATCCCTACAGGCAAACCCTTGGTGAATCTTGCCGCAGGCAGCATCCCAAGCGCAGTGCCAACAGGGAACCCGTACTCAGCGCCTCGGCGCACGGCTGCGGTATTGGGATCGAGTACGCTGCCAGCCATCTCATCGGGCGCAGTGCCAAGCAAACCGCCAAGTGCGCCATAAACGGTAGGGTAATCCTGGCGCAGATAAGACTCGCTGGGGCGGCGCACCATCTGCGTATCCATAAGATTACGCCTTGGTGCTTGGGGCTGCATCAACCGATCAAATAATCCCATATCTAAATCCCCGCAATTATGTCCATCGGCTCCCACTCGTCATCGGCCTCCTCAAAGTAGCTGGTCACCGCCAACTGGTCCATGTAGGAAAGCGCATCGGGAAGGTCATCGTGTACGCCATGGGACGGGAACATCAGTAACTGGTCAACAAAGTCATCCCACTTCTCCTCCGAATTAAGGATAACCCGCCCGTGCTCAAAGCGTCCCTGTAACGACCAGATGATTCTATCGGTTTTCTTCCTATTACCGTGAGTCAAATCCACAATGTGCGAGTACACATTGTTCTTACGCATCAGGTCCGATAAATACGGCAAAACCGCATTCTTTAGCGCCCCGCGCTCGATCCCCACGCTCAAAGGCCGGTAATCCCTCATCTTCATCAGTATCTTAGCCGCCGTTTCCCGAATATCCCAGCGCCCGTGCTCGATCTCCTTAACAAACCACTTCCCGTCATCGGTCACCTTCACCACGCAAATGGCAGATTCATCCAGCCGCTTCTTACTATTCGCCGCTTGCTTGGCAACTTCCTCAAACCCCGCTAAGTCAATCGCTACAAAGTAACTCCCGTATTCAGGCTCCACCCCGTACTTAATCCATTCCTCCTTAAACACGTCCGCGCCAGCATTGGAAAAGCTAGCCATGTACTCTTGCTTAAACGAAAACGTGGATAAGGTCTTCTTAGCGCTCTCAATCTCATCTGGGTCAATCAACGGGTTATCTGCCGTTGTAAAGTGCCAAGACTTCCACTCGGGATCAGTACCATCCTGCCCTAAGTTATATAAATCATAAAACCAGTTTCTTCCCTTCGGAGTACCAATCATCATGCAGCGACCCTTCTTATCGCTCAAACTCGCACGAATAACCTGCTCCCAAGTACCAGGTTTAATATCTGCCACCTCGTCTAATACCGCATACGTCAAACTAACTCCGCGCAAAGTATCAGGTCTATCCGCACCGCGTACATATATCCGCGCACCATTAATCAACGTAATATCTAAATTATTAACGTGCGAACCCTGTATTACCTCGCGGCCTAACTCTAATAATAAATCCCAGATAATCTGCCGCGACTGCCCCATAGTCGGACTCACATACAACACCGCCGAGCCAGGTGGACACCTTAATCCCTCAATAATCAATGTAGTCGCTGCCAGCCTACTCTTGCCGCACCGCCTGCCAGCAGCGATAACCTTGAACCTGGTTGTATCGGTAAACACCTCCTGCTGCCACGGCAAGAGGCTGAAGTTCAAGTTAGACATCAATGGCCTCCAGCACCGTAGGCTCCTGCCCCAATCCAGTTATATTGATCGTCACCGCACTCCTTTGGTGCTTGTCCTTCTCAAACATACTCACCGGCAGCGTCCGGTCCAAGCACATCTTCAGCGCCGCCATCTGTCCAGGGTGCTCGTCATTGAGCGCAATCTGAATAACCTTGTTCGCTACGTCCTTCCCGCCACTGTGGATCATCAACTCCCGCAGCTCCTTGATCCGCTGGTAATCGGTCTTGGGCAGGCTCGGGGGATTGGCAGCGTACTTCTGGATCGTCATCTTTCCCGAACCTTTGGGTCTGCCGCGTCTGGGTTTGGTCTGCGTTGCGCTGGTTTCGGGTACAGGGTCAAGGGCTGCGGCGAAAGTTTCGTTTTCCACTTTTTTCCTTTCGGGAAGTCGGTTGTCGGGCATTTTAGTCAGTTTCCCTTTTTATGGGGGGCGGAAGCACCCACAATTTCAACAGCCGAGGCCGACCCCCTCCCCCCCATGTCGCCAGCCGCCTAGTTATCCACAGGCAGCTGTGGATACTGTGGATAACGTTTGTAAGTCATTGATATCATTGAACATTTGTTTTTTAGCAACAAAAGTCTACTTTATACAGTGTCCATTATGTTAAGTTATCGCTTGCTTATCCACAGGATATCCACAGGCAAATTGCACAGAATCGAGTTGTCCACAGGAAATTGTGGATAGAACCTGGCAACTGGCATCTGGGATTGTGGATAACTCGGGCCAGCGAGCGCGGCGGCGCGGCGCGGGGAAAGAAAAAGTGAGAAAGGGTTGGATGGTGCTTTGTCGTCATACCTAGCCAAGGATGACAATGTCGCTGAACGTGGCACGAAGCGACAATCTAGCCGCTACTAAGCACAGCCTAGCCGCTGCCAAGCAAAGGCTAGGAACCTATAGCCTACGCCTATCATGCCAAGCAAACCGATAGTTTGTTACTAAAACCAGTTCTTAAAGAACATCGCCAAAGCACAGCCATCAGGAGTGCCCGTTAAGGCCATCAGATAGGCCCATTTCAAGAGGGAATTTGTTGGGTGATGGTAGGACTAGCCTAACGCTCTGAAGCGGCATATCTGGCCTAAGTCCCAAATTGTAAAAATGCTGGTAGGCGCTCATCACTTCCAAGAAGCCTGCTGACATATCGCCTTGACCAGCAGCCAGCAGAATCTTCTTCTCCTGGGGTTGCAGTTGCCGCTGGAAGTACCTGGTATTGGGACTAGCTGGACGCACCATACGCTACCTCACAAACGCTTTGGTATCGAACAATTTGGGCAGGGTATTGGGCCGCATATCCAGATCATTGACCATATCGTCAAACCCTGATGGCCCACCGACCTTGACCACTTGACTATCGGGCCACAGCCGCTTGATCTCGTTGATCTGTCCCTGTGCCTGCTGGCCCATGATTAGGGCAATCTCTGCCATTGTCCAGACAACCCTGTCCGTTGTACCAGGCCACTGCTGGAGGTACAAGCGTTTGGCTCGTTCATCTGGCACGACAACGAAAACTGTCCCATCGGGTTGCTGGTGCTCGATCTGTCGAACGTCAGGCAGTTCGCTGACTCCGTTAGCCGTTGCCCAATCCTCCATCGCTTGGTACGCCTTGCACATTCCCTTGACTGCTTTGTCCAGCTTCTGATCGTCCCTGGACTCCTGTGCCTGGTACACCCGTTCCAGTTGCGCCCAGACCTTTTCCCGCAACTCGCTATCCACCATCCAAATCAATCTATCAATACCCCACACAGCATCATGGGTATTCTTTCGGTTTGTCAGTTCCACCATCACAGCGTTTTTGAACACCTCGAACTTATCCGCTGGAAAGCTAGGCATTGCTGGCGTTTCCACCATCAAGGTTTTACGTTTATTTGTTGCCACTTGGTTCTCCTATCCGGGCATTTGGAAACGGGACAAATGGGAGCGTATATTAAGAATACGCTCTCCCATTTGTCCCATTCTCGCCAAATTGATGCTTACCAGCCATTTTGTCCATTTGTCCCACCATTTGTCCACCATTTGTCCTCCATTTGTCCCATTTGTCCATTTGTCCCGTTTTCGTGTTTTCCCTCTCATCCGTCCATTTGTCCCACCATTTGTCCCATTTGTCCGTCTCCAAATACGTAAGCAATAAAACGCCCTAAAAGTCGCTATCATTTTGGTCATCATCACCCCAAATAACCCACACAAACGGATCGAAAACCTCGACCTTTTTGGCGTTCTGGAGGCTCTGTACGCACCTTGTAAACCGCTTTTTAATGCCTACTTTGTCGGTCTGGGCGGCTGAAAAAGCCTCCATCCACTGCTCAACGTGAACCGCTTTATTGCGCTTTCCGTCAACTAACCGCATCTCTCCGTGCTCCGCAATCGCCTTGTGTAAGGCATCCAAGGCCACCTTTTGGACCCCACCAGCGCCTGATCTTGGTGGTGGTGTCCTTGTTTTCTTGTGCTGCTCGTCAATCATTTCCTGATATTCCCTGACACCTAGCGAGGTTGACTCGCCCAGGTTTAGACCTTCGCTGATGTCAATGTGGACCATCTCAAAGCCAAATTTGAGGTTGTCCTGCCCGTCCTTTTGCTTACTTATGGTGATGATCCCTCGGCCTGCCACGCCATCCTTTGGCTCGTCCATCTGCATCTTTTGTAGTTCTAGCTGGGTATCCACTGCACCAAGCAAGCTACTGTGACCGCGCAATCCTTTGGTGGAATCCTTGCCACTGTGATGCAATGGCATCAGGGCGCAGTCCAGCTTGCGTTGCATCCGTCCGCAGTTATGGATGAATGCGCCCATGTCCTGAGAATCGTTCTCGTTGCCGCCTCCAAATGCCCTTGCTAGGGTATCTATCTGGATTAACCTTAAATCTATTCCTGTTCGCTGTATTAACTCATCAATAGATTCCATTAATATATTAAAGTCATCTGCGCTTGATCTCAGGTTTAACTGGTGTCTGATTACGAATATCTCAGCACCGTCCTTTGTATTGTGGTTTATCTTGCAGGCCATAATCCTTGCACCGATACCGCCGTGGCCTTCACCAGCTATATATAAGACTGCACCAGGGTTCGTGACCTCGTTACCCATCCATGGCCTGCCAGTGGCGATAGCCTCGGCAATGTCCAGCGCAATGAATGACTTGTAGGAGCCTGGTGGCCCGTACAGGGCTGCAAATCCTTTGCTTGGGAGCACATCCTTAATGATCCAACTGACCGGCTCGTCCTTGATGTTGTCCCAAGGCTCGATATTTAGCAATTGAGCAACAGGATTAAACACTTCCGGTAACTCTTCGCTATCCGTGACAGCTACTTGATTCGTGATTACCTCGGCATTCTTAGCCAGTTCCGCGAGTTCCTTTCTAGTGCCTTTGGCGTGATAAACCCACTCGTAGGCATCATCGCCCTCCATCATTAGATTAAGGTCAAGGTAGCGCACTGACTTGGCAACTGGTAACAGATGAGCAATTGCACGTTTGGCGTAACTGCGGCCTGGTTCATCGTGATCTGGAATTACTACGACATTTGCGCCGGTAAAGTATTGCGTGATCTCCGTAGGCCATGATCCTGCACCTGTGTGGCTGGTGGTGGCAACTGCGCCTATTGATGCCAATGCGTCCGCTGCCTTCTCACCCTCCACCAAGTAGATCGCTTTGCCTGCTTGCTTGGCGGCTAGTAACTCAGGCAGATTCAGCGGGACTATTCTTGTGTCCTTGAGTCCCGCTATCCGCTTACCACTAGCGTCAACCCTGTGGATAGAGTACGTCTTACCCTTTGCGTCACTTGTCTTGTACCGGCGCTTGGTAAACAGTTCCGTGCCATCCTCTGACCTGTACACCCATTCCTTCTCCAGTACGGGCTGCTGATGCTGCGTAAAGCTAATCTCCTCACGTTTAGGGCTTGACTGCAACAGGTTGCGCTCCCTGACCGCATCAAACACTTCGCGCTGGTCGCACCCGCCGTGGCAGTGGAACAAGACCTTGCCCTCGGATTCCGTAATCGATAGGCTGGGGTTCTTGTCCCCATTACCCCTGCCGTGACTAGCAACAGGGCAACTAGCAAGCCACTGCCCGTTGACTTGCTTGGCGTTGCCTAGCGTCTTGGCTATTGTTTCTGTGTCCATTATGTGCAGCCCCATTGTTGTGCCATAGCATTTGCAATGCCTTGATATGTTGCGCTGCGAAGTTTCCACCTGTCGGCGCTTGGGGGTAGTTTGTCCTGCCCATAGTTATCGCATTGATTACCCCAACGTTTTGCCGGTTTCCCGCTAGGCGTTATGACGATGCGAGGCTCAATTATTTGGGTGTGCGTAAGCAAAGGCAAATTCTTTAGCCATAAACAAGTCTTTTTACTAGCATCATGTCCAAATTGGTACGGACTAATAATTTGATCTGGTTTACGGATACGGCTGCTTATGACGCTAACGGGGTTCTCAATTGCAATTTTTTTGATTGGCGCGTTCATTAGTAGCTGAACAAAGGCCAGCGCATCTTCCGTTAACTGCGGGTCCCGCAGACCTCGTGTTGTCCAGTGCATACCGCTTACGCTGAGATAAGTGCATGGTGGATGGGCAACCATCAAATCCCAGCCGTCGTTGATTACATCAAAGACATCGCCTTGATAATGTGGCCCTGGTACATCTGTAGGTAACAGGTCGCAACTCATAGCATCATGCCCTTTAGCGATAAAAGCATCTCTAACTGCACCGCTGTATTCGCAAGCTATTAAGATTTTCATACTTGTTTTATTTAGAGGAAAAAAAAGCCGGTGGAGATCAACCCACCGGCGCGTTCAGTCTAACGCTTAAAACATTTCGTCATCTTCCTCAACCACCGCAGCCTTAACTGGTGCTTGCTTACGCACCGGCAGCGGGACAATGGCAGCAGGCTCTGCCTCAAACTCCTGAGAATCGGCATCCAGCCCCGCTGGACGGGCAACCCAACCCTTCAATACAAAAATGGGAATGCGAGTCGTACCCTTACCGATCTTCTCGGCCTTAGAGTGCCCGTACTCAAGCACGGGCAACTTACCAGGGTTAGCAGCACGCTCGGCAGCGCAAGCCTTGTACATGAGTTCCAATCCCATGTTCGGGCCTACGCCGTTAGATGACCACTCGGCTGCACCGATATCTTTGTTGTACAAGACAACTTGGAAACCGCGCTTGTGCTCGGGGCTGGGCTGCGGCCCCTTCTTACCGACTGCATCATCTTGCACCCAATCGCGTACACCGACACCCAGCAAGAGCCAGCCTGTCTTGATGTTGTCAATGTCAAAGACAACCTTTTTCAAGGTAATCTCCTCGTTGTTGTTGTTAGTCCAGGCGTTAGCTTGGGGCGAAAAGCGGATGTAGTTACCAGAGCCGCTAGAAGAAGATAGATTTAGCATTTGAGTTTAGCTTTCAGAGTTGAAGTAGGGTTGTGCTTTCGCCTAACCCACGGGATTTAGATAGAGTTAAACCACTGCTTACTTTAGTGGTCACGCTATCCAAAACTTGTTTCCTGTCCTTGCCAAGTAACTTGTCGGCAGCGGCAGGGGAAATAATTGATGTCTCATAAATTTGTGTTTCGGGTATGCCGGCCTCCAGCAGCACCTTCACGGCATCCGCTTCCTTAGACCATGCCCTGGTAGCGCGTTTAGGGGCCATCTGCCAGCCGCGCAGTACGCCACCCTCTGTCAGCGTCTTAGTGGCCTGCTTACGCAGCGCAGCAATGAAGTCCTCCACCAGTTCCGCTTTGTCCAGCAAGTCGGATACCTGGTCAGGGGTCAGCGTTGCAATGTCAGCGGTAACGGGTACTTCTGCCAATGCCTTTGTCTGCGCGGGGCAGATCATCTTAGCTGGACACCATTGGCAGGCTTCCTTGCTTGGCGTTGGTTCACTGCGTCCATCGGCTGCAGCCACCACCGCAGGAATAAGGACATCGGCCTTCCACTTAAGCAACTCATCACCCGTCATCTCGTGATGGCGGTTTTCGCCTGTCTGTGGCTGAACAATGGTTAAGCCTACCTTGTCAAAAACCTTGACCAGTTTCTGCATCACGCCAAGCGCATATATCCGCATCTGATCGCTGTCAGCGTCCACCCAGCCCCGACCTGTTTTCAAGTCTGCAATCACCAGAACAGACTTGTCCAGGTTGTAGGCCACTACGTCCGCAGTACCGCCTACCTTTGCTAGCGTTGTCTCATACGCAACCCCATACTGCTCCACCTTAACTGTGCCTAGTTCGGCCTCCAACCCAGCCACCATGCGAACGTGCGCGAGAGCAAATTCAGCATTCTCTTTCGTGATGACAATGCCCTCAATCGTCTTGCCAACAAAGTCCATCGGGTCCTGATCCAACTGCCAGCAAGTCTCTGCCAGCGAGTGGATGGCAGTGCCTATCTGGGCAGCTTCCCCTGACTCCTCTTTGGGTACTTGCAGGGACAGTCGTGCTGACGCAGGGCAAGCGATCCAGCGGGATGCTGATGATGGACGGAGTAAGAGTTGCTTCATATATCGTTTCATTGTTCGTTGATTAAAAGTTGATACGCTAGGTTGCGTACCTCGGGCCTGACTGCGTGACCAAGGTCTTCTGCTGATACCAATCGTTTCAAGAACTCGGTCTTGGCGCGTGATTGATTGCGCTCGTTCTCCAGCTGCGTGGCAAGGTACACGGCGTGTTCGCGTAGGGTTCGTAGGTCTTGCAGGCTCATTTGTTCGCCTTCAAGTACCAGGCTCCAATCAGCACGGCATCGGCGCGCCCGTCATCCTTGACCCGTGCAAACTTTTGCTGGTGCTGGGG